ACACCAGGAGATGAACCCGTGAGCCACTACGCCGTAAACTGGGCTCTCGAGCAGAAGAGCCTGAAACCAGCCGCAAAGCTGGTCCTGATCTGCCTTGCCGACCGCCACAACAAAGACACTGGGGATTGCTTCCCCTCGCAGGTTCGCTTGGCAGAAGACGCCTGCATTTCGCGCGCCTCGCTGAATACCCAGCTGGCCGAGCTCGAAGCGCTGGGATACTTCACCCGCTTGGTCGAGGTCGACCCGGCCACGAAGCGCCAGCGGCCGACCCGCTACAACCTGAACATCGGCTTCTTCCCGGCGCCAGTCGATCCGGAAGGCACCGATGATGGGAGCGCAGAAGGTGGCGTGAGCGATCGGGCAGATGGCAAAGCCGTGTCCAAAAACTGGACACGGGAAAACACCGGAGCCGTGTCCAAAAAACAGGCCGAGCCGTGTCCAGATTTTGACGAAAGCCGTGTCCAGAATTTGGACACTAACCCTGTAAGATTAACCAGGAAGCTTAACCCTACTAGCGCAGGCGAGCGCGAGGCAGCCCCGGAAGCGGAGCAGCAGCAGGTTTCTTCGAAATTCTCATCAGGGTTCTTGGCCGATCTTCTCGGCGCACTGGGCGTTGATCTGCGGGAGCCGGGCAAGTGGTGGTCAGGGGATCGGGCAGAGGCTCACATTGCCGGGTGGCTGGCTCTGGGGTTGACTGAGGATCAGATCCTCGCAGCGGCCCGCAAATCCCGGGAGCGCCATGCAGCGGCACCTGACGGGCCGAAAGCACTGGACAGCGCCATGAAGGCCGCCGCCCTGCAGCCGAAGCCCGAAGCCCCCGCCTCGCAAGACAGCATCCTCGCCTTCTGGGCAGAGCGCCTGAACGCCGGGGCATTCGTCGCGGCATCCTCGATCAAGATCAGCCTGGCCAATGCGCTTATCCAGCGCGGCCTCGTATCCTCCGAGATCCTGCGCAGCCGCGGCATCGCATTCACCGTGAGGGCAGCATGACCGCTCAGACGACGACAGACCCGGCCAAAACGCCCGCTGGTGGCGAAGTGGCGCAACGCGTGGGCCGTGACACCCCGATAGCGACCAACCGGTGTGCGGCCCCATTCTGCGAGGCAACGGGCTGGATCTGGGTGCAGGGCATGTCTGCGCACTACTGCCGGACGCATGCCGATGAGGCCCAGATCGCGGGAGACCGTGAGCGGCTGATGCAGGACCGAACCCAGGCGCTGGGGGAGACTGCCCGCGAAGTGCAGGACCACGACATCTTGACCATCGCTGCAGGGGTGAACCCGAAGGATCTCATGGGTCGCCTGAAGCCAGGTCTCAGCCATGTCCCGCCCGGTCCGCTCTACGCTGTGGCCCGCGCCTTCGACGATGGGGCGGCTAAGTACGGCGCTTTCAACTGGCGCAGTCTGCCGGTGCTGGCCTCCGTCTACCACGACGCCTGCAAGCGCCACCTCGACCAGTGGTTTCACGGCAACGACCATGCTGCAGACAGTGGGGTGCATCACCTCGCCCACGCCGTGGCCTGCCTGCTGATCGTGCTGGACGCCGAACAGCAGCGGAGCCTCAAGGACGACCGGCCACCCCGCAACATCCCACTGGACGATATCCTCGCCTCTATGGGCGCACCCAAAGGAGCCACGGCATGAAGCTGCAATCCCTGACAATCGCCCCGCGAAACGCCTATGCAGCGCCGGGCGAGGCAAACCCCTATGAAGCACGCATCGCCGTGGCCTATGAGCAGCACCAGATGATCGTCGCTCTGCCGCCGGAAGCCACTCACCGGCTGCTGGAGCTGGTGGCCGCCGAGATCACGGCTGCAGCCCAGATCCAGATCGATGACTTCGTGCAGGCGGCTTTGGCTGTCTCGCCCGCGCTGGGGATGATCGAAGAGGTGAAGGCATGAGCGAGCGTGTCATCACCATCCACAAGACCCCGCATGTGTCCTGGCAGGGCACTGAAGCTGCAGCTGCTGCGACGGGGCTGATAGGGGATGCACATGAAGCCAACGTCAATCGTACTGAAAATGGCCTGGCACTAAAAAAGAATGCCGACGCTCCCAAATCCATGTGCACCCTGGGAGCCACCCTAACACAGACAAGTGAAGTTTCAAAAATACTTCGTGAAGGAACAAAAACCCCTCATGGGGCACAACGCCAGATCGACCTCCAGAACGTGCCGAACCCGCAGGCCAGTTTCGAGGACACCAGCCACGCATACGAGAGCGGCTACCTCGACGGGCTGGCAAAGGGGCGGGCCGAGCTGTCCGGCTGCCAGCTGGCGCTGCAGCAGGCATGGGACAGCAACCGCGAGCGTGAGGCGGAGCTGGTGGAGCTGCGCGCCGCGCCTGCGGTGAAGGTGAAGCCGCTGGCCGCTGCCATAGAGACCCTGCCACGCCGCAGGGAGGCGATTGGAGGCCAGATATTCTCCTATGTGAAGCTAGAGGATGTTCTGCGCATCCTCGCCGCGCTGGAAGGCGGTGCAGCATGAGCATCGACGTGAAAGCGATGATGGAACAGGTCAACGCCGAGATCGCCCGTCGCCGTGGGTGTGCTGGCCACAGGTTCCAGGCGCAGGCGACATACCAGCTGGGTGCCAAACTTACGTGCGAGGTGTGCGGTGCTTCTATGCGGCTCACTGACATTGGCACTTACGCCAGAGGCTACAGCGCGGCAGGGGGAAACCCAGACGACATTCTCCCGGGGCTTATCCCTGCACCCCAAGGGGAGACACCAGGCCAGCGCGGCGTGCATAGAGCGAGAGAGCTGCTCTCGGAATGGCTGGAGACGCCAAACGAGGGGGACGCCATGGTCGACTGCCTGCTGGGCGTTATTCGGGAAGCGCACACCGCGCTGGGAGGCAGCGCATGATCCGTCGCGCTATCGAGGGGGTGTGATGCTGAGCCTTGCAATTGAAGGGACCACCCGCCGCATAGGCAAGGCTCAGGGTTACAATGGGCTCTGCGTCAAAGACTTCGTCTACGGCGATGGGACGCCCGCCATGCAGACTGCTTGGCAGCCCACCCCTTCGGAAATTGCCCGCATAGTCGCGGGAGAGCCAATCATCCTGACCTTGCTCGGCACTGCGCATCCGCCCGTGCTTATCGAGGTTCGGAAGCCGGAGCAGGGCCACTAAGGCCCGCCCATAAAAACACCATCAGGACAGTGAGACACTATGAACGCCATGACCTTTCACACGCGCAAGGGCCGCAAGGCAAAGGCTGCCCCGGTCACGCTCCCGCAATGGGACCGCGGCGCAGAGGGCCCGGCCAACCAGCCCCGTCTGCGCGTCGAGCCTGCAACGGCGGAGGACAAGGAAACGGGCAGGGAGGTACTGACCGGCGGCAAGCGCAAGCGCCGACAGACTTGGGTCCAGCTCTATGCGCGGAAGGGTGATCTGACTGAGACCCAGCTTCTGGCTGCCGAGCGGCTGGCCCGTGCAGCGGAGGGTTATCCGGACCGCGACCCGCTGGCGGCAATCTTCGGAGGCAAGGCAACGGACGGCTTTGACCCACAGGCAGCGAAGGTGGACGCACGAGAACAGTTCCGCGCCGCATGGGCTGAGGTGCCTGCGTCCAGCAAGCCCGTGATGCAGCGCGTTGTGTTGGAGGATCAGCCGGTCTGGCACGGAAACATGCCGCAGCGGGAGCGCCACATGCAGCGGCTTCGAGCGGGGCTGGACGCGATCAGTTGACAGGCGCGCCGAAAGGTGCCAGAAATGAAAAATCGCCAGAGGCGCGACCACGAAAGGCTGCATGATCTGGCGAAGATGCGCCCAAGGGAAACCTCGGGCGCTTTTTTACATTACGGCAACCGCTCAGCATTGCTTAACCCGCCCCTTCGCGCCTACCTAAGAATGTGAGATCACGTTCATGTTCATATTCATCTTGGGAGGTATTGAGTAATTGGCTGAGGATTTTCTTAGGGTTTCGAGGGAAAACGGTCTCTGGGACGCTGTAATGCAAGACTGGGAGCGCCAGTGCCAAGCGTTCGATGAAGACCTTGCGGAATACGCGACTGCCTCGCTCCCAGTACTGCAATCATTGGCGACTGAAACGCAACGCCGCAACGCTGGCGTGTACGCTGTGCGTGTAGACAGCTGTTACACGGGCCTGTGTCAGCTTAATGTCGCGATGCTGCCTGGCTACGATACGCCCGTGTTGCGGGTGCGCCATATTGTCCACTCCCCTCGGTACGACTTTGATGAAGCGATCTCTGAGGAAGAGTATAGCAAGGTTCTCGGAGACATTTTGGCCGGTGTGTACCTCCTTTCAGAGGACGAGATGCGGGCCAAACACATTAAGTTTCATTTTCGCAGCCCGGCGGAACGAATTTTCTTTGAGCAGCTTAAGCATGTGTTAGCCGAGCAGGGGCCATTCTCTGTAATAGAGTTGCGAGGTTCGTGGCTCTATATTAGCAAGTAGGTGACGCGGGAGGAGAAAGCGTCGTGCCCAAGGATGAACATATGTCAAACCAACAAGTTCAAGCCCTTCTGAAGGAAGCGGCCCTGGAAGCGATTCGTCGAGTGGGATTCGAGAATATTCGCCGTGAGGAATTTTTCGGCACCAATGAGCGAAAAGTTCCGCTGTTAAAGGCGGCCTGATAGGTCGATATCAGCAACCCTAGAAGGGCTCCGATCACTCGGGGCCCTTTTTATTTACCCCTTCCAGCGACACGCCTCCCTGCCTCCCACTCGTGTGGATCGGCTCTGCCATGCTGGCTGGTCGCAGGCGTGTCTCTTGAGGGGTGATGACCCTGCAATAGGAGGCCCGCATGGCTGTCACTGCTCGTTTGGTCCTGCGCCGCCGCTGGTGGGTCGTCCCCTATGTCTGGCCCCTGTCTCTGTTTGTCACCTGCTTTGGCTTCGCTATTGATGACGACGATCTGCAAGAGTGGCTTGCCTGTGAGGGTGAGCGGATAGCTAAGCACGGGTTTCGGTGCGAGTTGGTAGAGGATGGCCGTGGCTAAGCTCACCACCCTGCGCCCGCGCCTGTCGTCAGCACCGCCGCGTATCCGCATCACTGAAGCAGACCGAGACACGGTGCGCTCTCAGATCCACGACTATCGAGGCTGGTATAAGCTGGCCCGCTGGTGCTCGCCGAAGCACGGCCTGCGCTGGCGCGTGCTGGTGCGAGATCAGTTCACCTGCCAGCTCTGCCGCAGGCTGGAGCACAACACATCGCTGCTCGTCGCTGACCACAAGGTGCCACACCGGGGCGACCCCGGGCTGTTCTGGTCTAAGGCCAATGTCTGGTGCCTGTGCAAGGTGTGCCATGATGGCGCGAAGCAGCGCGAGGAGCGGGCGCGAGGCCGCTGAGCCACCCCTGCCCGGCTGGTCCGCACCAGTCCGCACCCCTGCGGACCCGGGGGGGCCTGGAAAGTTCCAGAAGCCCGATCTTACGGACCGGCGGGTGATAGCACGCAAAGATTTTTTCCCTGCTGGGGAGTTGGAGGGTGCGGACCAACCGCGCGGACAAGCCATGGCAGACAAAAAGAAGCAAATCGACTGGTCGGCAATTCGCGCCGATTGGGAGAAAACTGACCGCAGTATCAGGAAGTTGGCCGAGTGGTATCAGGTTTCTGACCGCGCCATTCGCAAGAAGGCACAGGCTGACGGCTGGGCAGAGCGCCCGGCCAATCCCGCCGCAAAAGTCCGCACCAGTTCGCAGGGTGCGGACCAGCCCCCGAAGCCCGCTGAAATCGACCCGACAGACCCCGAGCAGATCGTGAGCCGAGGGCAAAATCTGATCCTGCGCCTGCTCGATGAATTGGACGCCACGACCGCAAATGCCGAGACCATCGGTGAACTCATCGAGATCAACGTCGAGGATCCGCGCTCACGGGCGGCGATGGAGAAGGCAGTCAGCCTGCCCAGCCGCGCTGGCGTGGTGAAGGCACTGGCTCAGGCGTTCAAGACCTGGGGTGAAGCGCAGACAGCAGCCCCCGAGGGCAAGAAGGCTCAGCGCCAGGCAGCAGCCGAAGCTGTCGCCGCATCTGGAAACAAGTTCGCGCCCCGCTCCGGGCCGCGCCTCGCTGTGAGTAATGGCTGATGCTCGACTGGACGACCGCCTGCCCTGACTGGACCGAGCGTATCGTCCAGCGGCGCAGCCTGATCCCGGTGGGTCCGCTCTTTCCTGCCGCTGCCGCTGATGCGCTCGAGGTGTTCAAATCCCTGCGGATCACCGACCTCCCAGGGCAGCCCACATTCGGGCAGGTCAGCGAGCAATGGGTGCTGGATTTCGTGGCCGCCATCTTCGGCGCCAATGATCCTGAGACGGGCAATCAGCTGATCAGCGAGTTCCTTCTCTGCATCAGCAAGAAGAACACCAAGTCGACGCTGGCCGCGGGCATCATGCTTACAGCCCTGATCATCAACTGGCGGGCTGACGAGGAATTGCTGATCCTCGCCCCCACCAAAGAGGTCGCAGACAACAGCTACAAGCCCGCAGCCGCAATGGTCCGAGCCGATCCTGAACTCTCCGACAGGTTCCACGTGCAGGACCACCTGCGCACCATCACGGACCTGCTGAACAGGGCAGCCCTGAAGGTTGTCGCAGCTGACACCGAAACCGTATCCGGCAAAAAGGCAGGCCGGGTTCTGGTCGATGAGCTTTGGGTTCTCGGCAGCCGTAAAAACGCGAAGGCGATGCTGCAGGAGGCTCTGGGGGGGCTGGTCTCGCGCCCCGAGGGGTTTGTGATCTACCTGACCACGCAATCGGACAAGCCACCTGCCGGGGTGTTCAAGGAGAAGCTGGATTACGGGCGCGACGTGCGCGACGGCAAGATCCTCGACCCGCGCTTCCTGTCGGTGATCTATGAGTTCCCGCCGGAGCTGGTGGCCTCGGCAGGGTACATGGACCCGCGCAACTTCTATGTGACCAACCCCAATATCGGGCGTTCGGTCTCGCAGGAATGGCTGGAACGCGAGCTGATCAAGGAAATGGCCGGCACCGCTGACGGGCGGGCCACCTTTCTTGCCAAGCACCTGAACGTCGAGATCGGCATGAACCTGCGGGCAAACCGCTGGTCGGGGGCGGATCACTGGCCGAAGCGCATCGATGCGAGCCTGACCTTTGACGCGGTCCTCGACCGCTCGGAGGTTGTGGTGATCGGCATCGACGGCGGCGGTCTCGACGATCTGTTCGGCCTCTGTGTGCTGGGCCGGGACGCAGCCACGAAAGACTGGCTGGCCTGGTCTCACGCGTGGGCGCACCACGGCATCTTCGATCTTCGCAAGCAGATCGCGCCGCGGCTGCGGGACTTTGAAAAGGAAGGCTCGCTCACAGTCGTTTCTGACCAGCTCGAAGATCTGTCCGAGATCATTGCCGTGATCGACACGGTTCACCAGCGCGGCCTCTTGGGCGCGGTTGCAGTGGACCCGGCAGGCTTGGGTGAAATGGTGGACCGGCTGGCCGAGATCGGTGTGACGCAGGAAGAAAACCTGCTGATCGGCGTCTCGCAGGGCTGGACCATGATGAACGCGATCAAGACGACCGAGCGGCGCGTGGTCAACGGGACGCTCTGGCATGACGGTTCCGCCCTGATGAGCTGGTGCGTGGGCAACCTGAAAATCGAACCAACCGCCACCGCGATCCGCGCCAGCAAGCAAAATGCAGGCGACGACAAGATCGACCCCGTCATGGCTCTTTTCGACGCCGTAACGGTCATGAGCCGAAACCCCGAGGCCAAGTCGGACGGCCAGAACATGGACAGCTATTTCGCTGCGCTGAGGTCACGATGAAAATACTTCGGAAGATGGCGCAGGCCGTGGGGTTCATGCCACGCGACGTGGTACCCACGTTTGTTCGCACGTCGGACAGCGGCGAGAACCTGAGCCAGTCTTCGGCCATGGCCCTCTCTGCTGTCTGGGCCTGTGTAAACCTGATCTCGGGCACAATCTCGAGCCTGCCTCTGACGGTCTACCGGCGCGGCGCTGATGGGGTCGAGCGGGTAGACAGGACGCACCCTCTCTATCGGGTGCTACATGACAGCCCTAATTTCGATCAGACGGCCCTCGATTTCTGGGACTTTGCGGCCGCCGCCGTGGAATTGTGGGGCAACGCCTATGCGCGGCCGATCCGGAATTCTACGGGCGCCATCATTGCGCTGGAGCCGCTGCCACCCGACGCCACAACGGTAAAGCGCGTGGCAAATGGTCGGCTCGAGTATCGCTGGACCAAGGACGGCAAAACCTTCACCGCAGCGGACCGCGATATCCTGCACATTCGCGGCCCCGGCGGCGACCCGCGCGGAGGCATGTCGACGCTGACGTTTGGGGCCAATGCCATGGCCACGGCCCGGGCAGCGGATCGATCCGCCGGCACCTTCTTTCGCAATGGAGCGAAAGCTTCCGGCGTCCTGACCTTCGAAAAGTGGCTGTCCCCAGAGCAGCGCGAGCTGGCAGAAGCGGGCTTCGCTGAAAAATTCCTCGGCGCGGCCAACAGCGGAAAGCCCATCATTCTCGAGGGCGGCACGACGTGGCAACAGCTGTCGGTCAATCCGGACGATGCCCAGCTTCTGGAAACCCGCAGTTTCTCGATTGAGGAAGTCTGCCGGTTCTTTGCGGTGCCGCCGGTGATGATCGGGCATTCGTCCAAGGTGTCGAGCTGGCCGAGCGCGGTTGAACAGCAAGTCCTGATGTTCATGAAGTTCACACTTCGCCGCAGGATCAAGCGGATTGAGATGGCGATCGAGCAGCAGCTGCTCAGCCCGCAGGATCGGGCAGAGGGCGTCTCGGTGCGCTTCAATGTCGAGGGCCTTCTGCGCGCGGACAGTGCGGGCCGATCCACGTTCTACCGCACCATGACCCAAATTGGCGCCATGACCATCAACGAGGTGCGCGAGCTGGAAGGCCTGCCGCCGGTCGAAGGTGGCGAAGTGCCCCGCATCCAGATGCAGAACCAGCCGATCAATGCAGACCCGGAGAACGCAAATGCAGGTTAAACACGGGGCCGCGCTGCTCTCGCTGAAATCCACCAGCGAGACCGGGCAGTTTGAAGGGTATGCCAGCACCTTTGGCGGCGAGCCCGACAGCTATGGCGATATCATCGCTGCCGGTGCTTATGCTGAAACGCTGGCCGCCCATAAGGCTGCGGGCACGATGCCCAAAATGTTCTGGCAGCATGACCCTGATCAGCCCATCGGCAAGTGGCTGGACATGAAAGAGGACGACACCGGCCTCTGGGTAAAAGGCCAGCTGAACATGGGTGTACAGCGGGCACGGGAGGCCTATGAGCTGCTCAAAGCGGGCGACATCGACGGCATGTCCATCGGCTATCGGATCAAGGGCTACGAGAAGGACGACGATAAAGGCGTCTGGACCCTGACGAAGCTCGATTTGTACGAGGTCTCGGTCGTCAGCATCGGCGCGAACTCGAGCGCTTTGGTCTCGGCCGTGAAGTCCGAGCGGAAGCAGTTCGAGGCAATAGATAAGCT